AGAACAAGCTATAGATGGTGGTGAAAACTATGTTAAGAAATATTGGGAAGATGATCTAACAGATTATAATCAAGAAAACTATGTTAATAGATTTGAAGTTCTTGAATATTGGGGTATGATAGATACAGATATGTTAGCAGACCAAGAGGTAGACATACCTAAAGAGTTGACAGACTTTCCTGAACTACAAGTGAATATATGGGTATGTAATAAAAAATTAATTAGAGTTGTACTAAATCCATTTAAACCTGCAGTCATTCCATACATGGCAGCACCATATGAATTAAATCCATATTCATTCTTTGGTATAGGTTTAGCAGAAAATATGGATGACACACAAACTTTGATGAATGGTTTCATGAGAATGGCAGTAGATAATGCAGTATTATCAGGAAACTTACTCATAGAAGTAGATGAAACAAACTTAGTACCGGGTCAAGATTTATCTGTGTATCCGGGTAAAATATTTAGAAGACAAGGTGGAGCACCGGGTCAAGCAATTTTTGGTACAAAGTTTCCAAATGTATCTAGTGAGAATATGCAGTTGTTTGACAAAGCAAGAGTATTAGCAGATGAGAGCACAGGCTTTCCGTCTTTTGCACATGGACAGACAGGTGTGCAGGGCATAGGTAGAACTGCATCAGGTATATCTATGCTCATGAACGCAGCAGCAGGAAGTATAAAAACTGTAATAAAAAATATAGATGATTACTTACTTACACCATTAGGTCAGGGATTATTTAGATTTAATATGCAGTTTGATTTTGATCCTGAAATAAAAGGTGACTTAGAAGTAAAAGCTAGAGGAACAGAAAGTTTAATGGCAAACGAAGTTAGATCACAAAGACTTATGCAGTTCCTTGGTGTAGCATCTAATCCTGCACTAGCACCTTTTGCAAAGTTTGATTATATAATTAGAGAGATAGCTAAGTCTATGGAACTTGATCCTAACAAAGTTACAAATGACATGAGACAAGCATCAATACAAGCAGAGTTGTTGAAACAGTTTAGAGGAGATCAACCTGAACAATCACAACAACCACCTGCAGGTGTAGACCCCAATGACCCAACAGGAGCAGGTGGTGGAACGATAGGCACAGGACAAGCACCAGTTCCGGGAGAGCAAGGATTTACAGGAGTACCTAGAGGTGGACAAGGACAAGAAGCAAACGTTGAGCAAACTCAAAACGTTGGTGAACAACCCCCAACTGATCAACAACTTCAATAATTATATTGATATACTAATACAAGAGCAATATAAAACTATGGAACAAAGTCAAGACACTATCACGTTGTATAGAGCACAAGGTTCTATATCTGTATTAAAAAGACTTAAATTATTAAGGGATGAAGTAAATGTCTGAAGAATTTAGAATTATGGGATTTAGAGAACTAGAAAAGTTCTACGAAGAAAATGGTTACTATGCAGATCAAGACCCTAGAAATGCCATGAATTTTTTTGATACAGATACACCTGAAAGAAGATTAGAAAGAATTAACAAAGTATTAGATGAAAGAAAAGCAATAGATATAAAAGAAGATACAGGTGGTTTATTAGATGCATTGCCTATGTCTAGAGAAGAGGGTATGAAAAGAAGAAAAGAAATAGAGGATGAAGATATAAACAAGGCGATAGAAAAAGGAACTATGACACGAGCTGCTAAAGGTGGCTCAATGTCTAAGCAAATGGAATTGTTTGATGAAGGTGGATTAAAAGATGAGGGTGGTACAGTTGATCCTGTATCAGGCAATGAAGTTCCTCCGGGTTCTACACAAGAAGAAGTTAGAGATGATATACCTGCACAACTAAGTGAAGGGGAGTTTGTGTTCCCTGCAGATGTGGTTAGATATCTTGGATTAGAGTTTTTGATGAACCTTAGACAACGAGCAAAAGCAGGTTTAAAGAAGATGGAAGAGATGGGTCAGATGGGTAATTCAGATGAAGCTACACTACCTGATGATATTCCATTTACAGTAGATGACTTAGAGATGGCAGAAGGTGGTGTTGTAGAGGCACAAGCAGGAACATATGTTGCACCTAGCATACCTGTAGGAAGAGTTGACTTACAAAATCAAACACAACAAATGATGCCACCACAGACACAACAAGTAAACACTCCGGGTGTAAGAACAGTTGGCATGGCACAACCATTTAGAGCCACATCAGAGCCATATGCTCCCACAAGCTATCAACAATTTTTAGGACCTTCTGCAAGGGGAGCACCTGAAACAGAAACACGAGTATACAAACATCCTGATGGCAGAATAAGAAATGTTCTAATAGTCAAAGCCACAGGATTACCTGTGATACCGGGAGCAATAGAGGATGCTACAAAAGATGGATTTGTATTTGAACCTCAACCACTAAAAGAAGAAGTAAAAGTACAACCAATAGAACAACAAACATCCAGAGTAAAACCTGTGGTAGAGGATACAGGTGGTGATGATGACGATGATAAGACAGGTGAACTAGGTGGTGCTACTATGGATGTTGGTGGCAAGTCATTTGCGATAGGGTACAACTTTGATGGCTCTATTACCTTAACTGATCCTAAAACAATGGAGTCTAGAACTTTTGATAAAAACAATCAAATAACAAAAGATGCAAAAGCAGTTACTGCAGGTCAAATAGTTGAGTTAGCTAAACTAACACCTGCAGGTATTAAGACTGCGTTTGTTAATAGTGCTCTTGAGAAATTAAATATAGATATTCCCGGTAAAACAAAAGTAAAAGATATTGAAAGAAATAGAATTAAGGCACAAACAAGATTAAATAAAACTGATGATCCTGTATCAACTGATCCAAGCACAGGTATGACTATTGATGATATGAGAACTATAGATGCAGGATTACAAGGTAAAGGAACACTAACACCTAAAGCAGGTTCTGTTGAAGATGCAGTTAAATCAGCTACATTAACAGATACTAAAGACGAATCATCTTTTGGCACAGTTCCCGGAACTGCAACTTTTGACCAACCTGATTTTACCACAGAGTCAGGTTCAGATGAAACCTATTCTGATCCCGGAACACCCGGAGCCAGTGCAGGTTCTTTTGGTGGTATAGGAGATTTTAAACAAGGTGGACTTGCAAAGAAAAAGAAACCTAAGAAGATGAAGCGAGGTGGATTAGCTTCTAAAAAATAATTCACATATGTACTAGCTACTTATCCCCCAACGATATGGCTACGATAACCCTAGGAGAAAATAATGGCAGAACAAGCACAAGAGATGGTGGTAGATGCTACACCAAAGAAAACAGCATTTATGAATAAACGTTCTACTCACGCAGATAGAATAAAAAAAGATGAAGAAGATTTAAAAAGATTATTAAAGGAGCAAACAGGTGACGGAGAAAAAGAAGAAGGAACAGAAGAAAAAGACCAAGACAGCACCGAAGAGAAGGAAGAACCAAAAAACGCTGAAGAACGCACCTTCAAAAAACGTTATGGTGATCTCCGTAGGCATTCTCAAGAAAAAGAAAAAGAGTACCAAAAAAAGCTCCAAGACTTAGAAAGTCAACTAGCTACTGCAACTAAGAAAGAAATGAAGTTGCCAAAGTCTGATGAGGACATTGAAGCATGGGCAAAAGAATATCCTGATGTTGCAAAGATTGTAGAAACTATAGCAATTAAAAAAGCAAGAGAACAATCTGCAGAGCTAGAAGATAGAATAAAAAGAATAGATGAAATGAATGAGAGTGCTACCAAAGAACGTGCAGAGGTAGAACTACTTAAATTACATCCTGACTTTGAAGAGATACGAGATAGTGATGACTTTCATGAGTGGGCAGAAGAACAACCTAAGTGGGTTCAAGTTGCTTTATATGAAAATGATGACGATGCTAGATCGGCAGCAAGAGCTATTGATCTCTATAAAGCAGATAAGAATATAACTAAGAAATCAAAAGGTGATGATACTAAAGAAGCTGCGAGAGCAGTCAACACTAAAAGCAAAGTAAGTACACCTACAGAGACTAACAATACTATGATAAAAGAGTCTGATGTACAGAATATGAGTGCAGAAGATTATGAAAAGAACTCTGATGTTATTATGGAAGCTATCAGATCAGGTAATTTTTTATACGACATATCAGGTTCTGCAAGATAAAGTATTGACAAAACTATATTTATATGTATAACTATATGTAAATACCGATGTGACCCTTTTATAAGATACTCACATTATTATACACTTGAAAGCCTACCTGATGGTATGAGCCTGTGTTTAAATAGCTACTAAACACACAACCTCTAACACTATTAGCCGATGACGAGTAAATCTGTCGTATGTTTCAGACATACATTTGTTTATTTCAATGGAGATAAAAATGGCATTTAAAACTGCAGCAGGTTATGGTAATCTGCCTAATGGTAATTTCTCCCCAGTTATTTACTCTAAGCAGGTTCAGTTAGCCTTCAGGAAGACATCCGTTGTTGAAAATATCACTAACTCCGATTACTTCGGAGAGATTGCCAACATGGGTGATTCCGTAAAGATAATAAAAGAGCCAGAAATCACTGTCAAGGAATATGCTAGAGGTGCAAACGTACAACCTCAAGACCTTGATGATGAGGACTTCACATTGACTATTGACAAAGCAAACTACTTTGCTTTCAAGATAGATGATATTGAAGAGGCTCACAGTCACGTAAACTTCTCTCAACTAGCAAGTGACAGAGCAGGTTACAGACTTAAAGACAACTTTGACCAAGATGTCCTTGGTTACTTGTCAGGATTTGCACAAGCATCTAACAATGCTGTAGCAAGTTCAGCAAACTCAACAGTTAACGGAACTAAGTCAGTATCAACTGCAGGTTCAGATGAATTGTTGACAAGTATGAAGCTAAGAAAAGATAGTTTTGGTAACATCACTACAAGTAGTGCAGGTGACCACTCTATCCCAATAGCTCCAAGACTAGGTGGTGCAACTGCACAAGCAACTGCTACTGCTACTCCTTTACAGGTTATAGCAAGAATGGCAAGATTGTTAGACACACAGTTTGTAGACACTGATGGTAGATGGCTTGTTCTACACCCAACATTTATTGAAGTTCTAAAAGATGAAGATTCACGTCTTCTCAATGGTGACTTCGGTGAATCAGGTGCATTGAGAGCCGGTTTATCCGTTGGAAAGATACATGGCTTTGACGTGTATATGTCCAATAACTTACCTGCAGTGGGTACAGGTCCGGGAACATCTGGAACTGCTAACCAAAACTCAAACTTTGGTGTTATCGTTGCAGGACATAGTTCAGCAGTAGCTACTGCAGAGCAAATCAATAAGACAGAGACTTACAGAGACCCTGATTCTTTTGCTGATATTGTTCGTGGTATGCATTTGTATGGTAGAAAGATCTCCTCC